TTAAAAGAGAACTCTCTGATACTATTAATCAGCGATTCGATAACTTTGACAACGCTTCGANGTCAATCAATTCACAGACGGTCTCAATGCTGCCAAAGCCAGAGCTGAAGAAGTTAAAAGAGAACTCTCTGATACTATTAATCAGCGATTCGATAACTTTGACAACGCTTCGATACAAGAAGCCAAGCGCAGGGCTGAAGAAGCCTTGCGAAATGCTGGCGCAAGTAGCTTACTCGCTCAAGAAGCCAAGCGGATTGGTGAGCAAGCAAGAGCAGACATTACTAATCTGCAGAACTCTTCTCAAAATGCGCTTAATCAGATTGAGTCGTTCAAGACTCAGTACGGCACTAAGCTAAATGAAGTTAAGAGCACTGCAGATAGTCTGTTTACTAAAATGGGAGCTGTTGAAACTTACATCAGCAAAGACGGTCAGCGACAAGAGAGCTTGCAACGTTATGCTCGAGACGAGAGCGCTCGTCAAGTCAGCGCAGTACGTGAGCAGATATCCAGAGATTACGTTGGGAAATCAGCTTATCAAGAGGATGTGAGAGGTCTAGAACGTCGATTTAGTGCGATGAGCACGCAGACGAACAATGACATCGCTACAAAAATCTCTCAGTACAAGCAGACGGTCGATGGCCGATTTGCAAACCTTACCTCTCAGATAGCTGGAAAGGCTAACCAAGTCGATTTCCAACGAGTCAGAGAAACCAGTCAACTCTATGAGCGTATTATTGGCAGTAATGAGAACGACATCTCTAACAAGGTCGCTCGCATGGCTATGACCAATCAGCTGTTCCAGGTTGAGGTGTCTAAGAATGAAGGTCTGAAAACCGTTCAAAGACAGTTGGCCGGCTCATGGTCCGTTCAAAACATTAACTCAGCTGGGGATATCATCTCTGGAATTAATCTGGGTGCTAATGGGTATAACCGATTTGACGGTAAACTGACTCACATCACTGGCGAAACCTTGATTGATAAGGCAGTTATCAAGTCAGCAATGGTTGACAAGCTGAAGACAGGCAATTTTGAAGCTGGTTCGGTCACGTCTACAATTATAGGTGCTGAAGCCGTTACTGCTGATAAAGTGAGAATGGACCAAGCCTTTGCTAACAAGCTAGTGGCAAGTAACATCTTCACAGATATGCTTGCTGCGAAAGAGGCATTTATCAACAAGCTTCGGTCTGTCGTAGTCACTGCGACCTTTCTAGAAGGTTTTCAAGGTGAAATTGGAGGTTTCAGATTCGGTAAATACGCGAACAGAAATGGATATTTCATAACAGGAATTAACTCTGTTAGTATTGGGATGGGGAACGGAACGAACGCTGGTGCGAACAGAAACGCATTTTGGGCAAATTGGGGTGAAAGCTTAGACACCCCTGGCCCCAAAGCTTGGTATGTCAATACAGACGGGAAGATGTATTGTAGAAATGATGTAGATTTCTATTCGAAAGTGGATTTCGCAAGTACATCAAAGGTTAATTTCTACTCTAGAATCAATGCTCCAAGAGGAATATGGATTGGCTATGATGATGTGGAAGGTGAAGGGGATAATCCTGATGGTGGATACAATAGAGTTGTCTGGTGGAGTCAAATCGTCACTGGGAAATGGAGACAACACGCTGGAATCACAACCGGTTCGGATAGAAAATTGAAAGATAATATTGAACCGACATCAGTCAAGGCATTGGATAAAATAAATGCTTTAAATTTAGTCGCATTTGACTACATTAAGGATAAGACTCATGAAGAAATCGGTCTGATCGCGCAAGAAGTGTTAAATATTATCCCTGGTTCTGTCGAGAAATACGAGGGCGAGGATAATCACTTAACAATCAATTACTCAAAATTTGTGCCTTACTTAATTAAAGCAGTACAAGAACTAAATCAAAAATTGGAGGAAATAGCATGAACGAAACACTGGATCAATTAGTGATGAACTCACTAGCAACTAAATTGGCTAAAAGTGAGTTGGAATCGGCTCAAAATGAGGCATTTTACCAACTTGCAACAAGCGAATTAAAAGCAATGAACGAGGTGCTGAAATACGAACCGGCTCTCAGAGAACTTTTCGAAGAAACAAAAGCTAAAATGCAAAAAGGAGAATAGAACATGACACAAACATACGAACTAGCAAATAACCCTTATTTCCGTCAACCAGAGAATGTAACGATTGTTACAATCAAGAAAGAATATGGCCAACGATATAGCTATGAGCAAGCAGGGTTAAGCGGCGACCGTACACACGAAAGCCAGGAAGTGCTTATCCAGGCAGTTCTTGATGTGGTTAAGGCAGAACTAGATCCAGCAAGTGCAATCGTTCAAACGCAAGCGAAACTGGAAGAAGCAACACATAAAATTGCTGAAACTGAAGCGAAACAAACTGCGACAGATGAAGCAGTTAAGCACAATCAAGCCGAAACAGATCGTTATGGTAAAATCATCCATGCGGTTGTTTTAAATGCCGTAGCAGGCAAGACAATCGCTTATGGAACTATCTACAAGGAATTGGTAGAGTTGATTCCACTTGCTGAAGTTGGTAAGCATTATATGGCACATGACTTGATTACTATCGAAGACCCAGCGCACGTTGAAGTGAATGGTGAAGGTAAGCGTGTCTTGGTTCAGCTTAACCGTGAATTTACTTATAATGGCGAATCTGTCAGCGACTTTGCTCGAAATGGTCGTCTTGAAATGGACGGAACAGGCGCAGCATGGAAGTACGAACCTAAAGAATAGAGGTGCCTATGGACATCTTACAATCAGCAGAACATTTCTTCATGAATGTGCTACCAGTAGCGACACCAATCGTCGTAGCTTGGCTTGGATATAAAATGCCGAAGAAGACCAAGGAACAGACAGACCAAATCATTTCAGAATTGAATGATGTCAAGAAACAAATCAAAGATGTCCAGGTTACTGCCGATGAGAACAACACCAAAATTGACGAAGTACAAGAGAAACTGAAGTTACACGACGAGGCGCACCTGGTAACTATGAGGATGCGTCTTGATCGTGATATTCGCAGAGCTATCCGACGTGGGTTTACCACAAAGGACGAGTTCTACGTGGTCGAAAACATGCACAAAAGCTATAAAGCTCTTGGAGGCAATGGCTACATTGACCACTTGTACAACAATTTTGAAGCATTGCAGATTAGGGACGACATTTTAGTTGAAGACGAGAAAGGAGCAAAGAATGGCTTATGTTCTTAATTCAACCAATCTCGAACAAGTGGACGGTGGATTTTTAGTTAAGCAGGGCGATGTGGCTTCCACATTTGCCTTTTCTTTGCTTGATGAAAATCATAAGCCGATTCCACAACTTGAAGGACAAGAGGCAACTATCACGTTGACGAGAGGTCAGGAGCAATTGCACAAAACTGCAGTCGTGACAAATGGCGCAGTCGCCTTCAATTTGGGAATGATTTTACCTGCTGGCTTATATCGAATCGAGGTAGCAGCGGGAGGATATACATTCCCAAGCGATGACTCGACTCAAATCCGAATCACAAAATCGGATAAGAACCTGGTCACAGAGGAAGTTCATGCTCTTAAGGAGCTGGATATCGCAGAAGAAGTTAAGAAACAGCTTGCAGGAAAGACTGTAGGCAGTGATGGCACAGTGAGTCAGGAATTTCCTGACTTGCTAACGTACTACAACATTGGAAAGGTATAGAAAATTATGGATACAAGCAAACTAATTGCATTCGCTTCGGCATTGGGAGCGGATAACAAGACAATGATGCAGTTGATCAATACAAAGATTGACAATGCTACTTTAATGCAGGCTATCGAGCAGGCTAAAACTGCAGTCAAGAATGATATTTTGGGCGAGGGTGTCCCTGAAAACCTCAATACACTCAAAGAAATCGCTGAGAAGATTGCTGCAATGAGTGGCGATACCGAAGGCGCAGTTGTGCAGAAACTGGCTGACCTTGGTCGTCGTATTGACGAATTTGCCAATGTTGACCTGGTCGCAGCCTATAACACAGCGAAAGCGTGATTGCCATGAGTAATTTAGAGGAATTTGCTCAAGCAGTCGGTCGGGATGTGAAGGTGCTGAACCAAAAGCCTGAACCAAGGCTGACCTTGACAGGAAATACTCTTGGTATCACGGGAGGCAACAGGGTCACTCTGCCACTACCAGAGAACGTAGGGCATGAAATCCGTGGTACAGGCTCACCAGAAGATCGTATAACGGCCGAAATAGGGACGACCTATGTAGATGTCAATGCGACGAATGGCGCTCTCAAGTGGATTAAAGAGAGCGGAAATGGTAACACGGGTTGGCGTGTCTTGATTGGTGATACTGGATGGAGAACGTTGAATGCTTTGTCCTTAACAACCGAGAACAACAAAAAATCTGAGGTAAAAATTAGAAGAGTAAATAATTTGGTTAGTTTTTCATTTGGAGGCTTAGATTGGGGATATTTTGGAATAATTAGACGTGGAGCCAAAGGTTTCGCTGGTTTCCGAGGGGACACTAGCGCTATGATTTTAGGAAATGGAGGGATTCCTGCAGGTTTTAGGAGCGAAGCGTCATTAGTCGGCAATTTATATTTAAATCTTGAGTTAGCTGGGAATTTGTATCTAGGCGGAAAGTCTGACGGGAATTACATGCTGTTAGGGTTTTTCAAGCCAATACCAACAACAAATGATATCACAAACATTCGTGTAGGCTTAATTAGCTATCTAACAGACGACCCATGGCCAACAATATTGCCATAATAGAAAGGAAAATAATAAATGATTAACTGGAAAGTACGATTTAACTTTAAAAATAAAACATTCTTATTGCGAGTGGCATTCGCATTAGTTTTGCCAATTCTCGCATATTTCAATCTCAAAATGGAAGATTTGGTTAGTTGGGGAGTTATCTTTGACTTGCTAGGAAAATTTTTCTCAAACCCTTATCTTCTTGGTTTGACGATTGTAAATATTCTAAATATCATTCCAGACCCAACCACAGCAGGGATTTCGGACAGCAAACGTGCACTCGAATACTACGAACCAAGCGAAGACTAGGAGAGAACAATGAAGAAAAACGATTTATTCATCGACGTATCTAGCCATAATGGATACGATATTACAGGTATTTTGGAGGATATGGGTACACAGAATACTATTATCAAAGTTTCTGAAAGTACAAGCTATATCAACCCTTGCCTGTCCGCTCAAGTT